ATACTTGACTTATGCGTCAACCTATTCTATTGTTGAGGAACTGGAGACACGCAATGGAAATCACCATGACATTAGACTCAGCCTCAGCCGACATAAAGATCGCTGGTGGCCACGCCAAGAACCGCAATCTAGACGGCCAGAAACGCTGCCTAGACGCTGCCGCCACACGAATCGATGCTGTGGTCGATTACGCAGTCGGACTTGGTTTGGTGGTACCTCCCCGGGCCATGGAGCTCATGCTGGATTGCATGAATGGTTACGATGATTACCATGATTCTTCAGAAATGTTGAGCTATTTCAACAGCATCTCAGAGCTACCTAATGCTCAGAAAATGGGGCTAATCTAATGGCTACTGCAGAGATATATTCGTCCATCTACCAAGAAAACATGATTTGTGACGTATGCGATACGACGCAGGGTCCTATCTATACATATCGGCATGGAACACAAACCGAGATCCGATGCGAAGATTGCCTACCGCATTGCGAATGTGGAGAGCTGGCTTTAAATGATGGGCATGATTACTGCCCGCAATGTAATGCAGCGATAGAGCTAGAGGAGGAAGCATGATCCGATATAAATGGTCATGGTATATCTGCAGCATGGATATCCTTCCAGAAGATCTGGAAAATATAGAAGCGCAAGGGTGGGAGATATTCTCGATATTGAACACTGGAGATACGGAGAAATATTGCCGCGCTATTGTTCGAAGAAAAGCTTCTCTATCCGAGCTGGAGAGTATGCCTATGGAGGATATTGATGAGTAAATTCAAAGACTTCCTCTGCAGCCATCTCCGCCACAAACTCCGCACCGTGCAGACGTTCGAGAACGGTAGCTGGAAGCAGCATTGCACGCGGTGCGATCAGTACTTTGTGTTCAATAAGGAGTATGAAGTATTCGTGGGTTGGACTCCATTAGTTGAACAGTTTTACGTTGAATTGACCGGCTCGAGGACAATTTTATGAGCTAAGGTTTCGTAGATCCAGTATGGAAAGGGAGATCTGATAATGACATGCGAGCAGAAATTAAAATCTATTACCAAAACATTGAAACAAGATTTAGAAAAATATGACAACGAATGCAAATGTAGCCCGAGCCCAACGTGGCTTCAAGTTGGATTATGGCAACATACAAAATATGTATTAAGCCTCCTGGAGGAATAATGACGCGAACCGAACTAATAAAACTTCTACAGGATAGCTTTGTAGACTATCCATCGACTCCAGAAGATGCGGTTGTTGCTTATGCATTTTCGGGGAATAACTACAGCAAGATAGATCATCTTAGGATGCGGATCGTCGAAGGCAAGCCATTGGTTATCCTGATATGACAATCGAACAGGCTGTACATATTGCAAGCCGGTTGCGCCCAGATACAAGCCTGCATGCGTTTACCTATAATGCATCAAGGAAGGAGTGGGACATTCAATACTCCAGTGGTTTCGTAGTCGGAGGAGAGACCTTGCGAGAGGTTCTATATCAGGCTGGTTGGGACGGCGTCTATGAGGATTATCATCCAATACTGCATGTAGGAAAGCAGACGTATGACGAGTTTTTCATGATCGACGCAGACAAGGACGGCCACAAGTGGACCGCCGACGGACGCGAGGACTATCCATTCCTATCGCTCGAAATGGCCGAAAGCTACCGCGAGATGTGGTCGAAGGATCATCTAGACACGAAGTTCAAGATCGTGAAATATATGAGAGTTGAAGAGAAAGAGAGAATAAACTAAGTACTGGAGGTACAAAATGTCCCATGATGATCTCTTATCTGCTGCGGTAACGGAAGAAGGATGGAGAACGGCACGTATGCTAGGATGGACGCTGATCGCTGGAGCTATTATCTATAGCCCTGTGGTCGCTCTGGCCATGATCTTCTATGGATGGCATGCTTTAGAGTATTTCTTCCCGTATTAGAGAACTTTGGACACGATGGCGATTCCGCCACCAATTCCAATTCCAAGCCCCCAAAGGAAGGTCTTGAACTTTGACTTCCTTGCGTCGGCCTTCACCGAAGCAATGGTAGCCTTGCATGCCTTGTCCGCATCACCAATCTGAGTATTAAGTCCCTGTACCTGAGCCTGAAGCGTCCCTTGGAACTCCGTCATACTGGAGATCTGTGAATCCTTGTTTTGAACGATAGCCTGGGTGTCAGCAAGGTTTTGAGACAGCGTGGGAAGGTTTTCGAGGGCCTGGACTGTCAGACGACTACCGGAGTCGCTTAGGAGCAATCCTGACGCTGTTGCGGTGATGTCTGCGGATTGAAGGGATGCCAGATTCTCCCAACGGGTCGCTAATTCAGGTAAAGGAAGAGTTTTGTCTTTTACAACCTGTACGGCCGTAGCTGTAGATCGTACCTGGATGGCCTGTAGGAGTGCCGCATTCTCCTGGGATACCTGTACTACCAATTGGGTGAGTACGTCTCCCTGTGACTTTACTTGCGCGGCGAGGTTGTTATTGATCACCGTCTGCTGTTGAAGTACCGCATCGGCCTGAAGCGACTTCTTATCGGCGACCGCGGAGGAATGGTCGAGGTACTTCCAAATAAGAAAGCCTGCAACAAGCAGGCCCAGGACGATAAGAATCAATCTCTCATGCAACTTCAGGAAAGCACTCATACTTGCGGATCCTTATTTCTCAACGCTTTACCAGTAAGCAAACCGACACCAGCACCGACAACAACAGTTCCAGCATTAGCCAGATCGCGCATGTTGAAGTGGTCTGCCGAGGCTATGGCCCCTAGTCCCAAGACGATCAACACCAAGGAAATAATCTGAGTTATCGTTCCCGCTTGGTCGTTCATGCCTGTCTCACAAACATCTTCTTGAACCAAGCCTTTACCGATGCGAAGAAGGAAACTACTGAGTTATAAGCCTTTACGAAAAATGCTGTGATCATAATGCCTCCATGAACAATGTTTCTTCCTTGATCCGACGGTTCATGAGTCCCTGGCTAAACTTACCAGCCACTTTGACCCACACAAAGAACTGCTGTGCGGCTTCTTCGTACTTACCTTCATTCAACAACTTCAACATCGTTGATTTGCTGAAATTACCCGATCCGATGTTGTAAACAAAGGAACATAGAGCATCAAACTGATTTTGATTGAGCGGTATCTTTACGAAGGTATTGACAGCCCATTCAGCCTGATGGAGGTCACCGGCGAGATAGGCGTCGGCCTGTTCCTGTGTGCAGGTATCTCCGGGGTGGACATTGGCAGTATGGCCGTAAGCGATAGTCCAGACACCATTACCATCCTGGTATGCCTTCATCCGCAAGCCTTCTACACTCTCGATCAGGTCGCGGCCACGAGATGATGCTATACGTGTCATGATTGAAGTATATCAAGGCATAGCGCAATCCCTAAGCATTTATACCTAGTGTCCCTTTTACTCAAGATACTCAGCAAGTCTCTTAGAACATACAAAATGCTTATTTACCCTTGCGGGAATGCTATAGACCAGGGCGTCTGCGCATTGTAGGATCGATCACCTACCCGTTGCCTGGATTTCACATATGTATGAACCATCAGGTGCCTATGTCCTGTAGACTGAACTGCTTGCGAGCCGTTTTTTCTTATTTCGGTCATGGATGTCTCGCGAACCAACCGTGCGATATTTTGCAAAGCTGAGATCTTTGGCATCTCTATATTGACATGTCGAAATATCTGGGTCAAGATTAAGTTGTGGGTTTGTCGTCGAGCTGGATATCTTTGGCAAGCTACCCGTTACTCGCGCAACCCGGCAACCCACACTTTTTAAGGCTCCTCAGAAATGGGGGGCCTTTATAATTGGTAGATGGTCGACTTGTTCTTCTTCTGGTCAACAATAGCCGTACATACATTCCTTCTCTGGCTGATTATCTGGAGAGAAACTTCTCTCATGCTGCGTTGGCTCTCTACCATGCTAATAGCGCGAATCTTCTGCGACTATGCCCTGATGACAGTACCTAGACATAGCATTACGTATTTCTATCTCTATTATGCATTTGAGATTGTAGGGTTTATGCTCTTCGCCTTATCCTATATGGAATGTAAGAGAATGATTACAAAGAGCTTTATAGGACAAGCGATGCTCATTTATCTCATCCCAGAAACAATCCATGTGTCTCTGTTCATCACGCATCATTGGAGATATGCGATCAGGTGTGCAGACGTTTTGCGTCTTCCATATCTATGTGTACTCTTGTATGTATGCGGGATCTTGTATCGCAGAAAGGGGTATTACAGTGTGCAAGGATAAAGATGAACCAAAGAAACCGAAGCATCCGCCGGTAGCAGTTCCAGATGGAGTTGGGCCGCCACCTCCCGATCTACCTCCGGGTAGCTAACAATGGGGCCCCGGCGACGGGGCCTTATTTTTCGATTAGCTTCCAGAGAACAGTGCCTAGAGCTATAAAGAGCATCCCAATGATAGCCTGCATATACCGCTTCATCTCAGCATGGCGCTCATTCTCGATCTCCGCGTTATCTTTGCGGATTTCCTTCATCTCTTGATCAATGTCTAACTGTAATGTTTTCATGCGGTTATCCATCTCATTCTCAAGCCTACTGATGGATTCACGGGTTTGTAGTCTATATTCTGCATATCCTATCCTCTGTTCCCTATCTCGGTCTTCGAGAACTTCTATACGAGCTATGACGGATTTACCACCGCCGGTACCTTTTGTAAGGATCGTGAGAGATTCGACTCCTTCATTCGGGAAGTACTCGGGCAATGGCGACATTCTCAGCTCCGTATAGTGGTTTCTCCCTTGATTTCGTCATTCAGGAGGCAGATCAAAGACAAAGTGGGACAAGTCAAACAGACGGAATAATCACTTTCCATGCTACCGCATTCAGACCCAAACTAGTGAGTCCATAATTGCAGGCACGTAGTGTCACAGTATTAGATGCTGAAACCCATGCACGAATCCTGGCATTGCCGTCTCCAGCGTCGCCTATAGCTGCCGCGTAAGCTGCCTGACCCACCGCAGCTCCAGTTATCGTTATAAGTTGCTGAGAACAGCTTCCAGCGCCAATGAGACCCCATGTAATAACTGATGAGGTGCCTGCAAGAGTGATTGCTCCATTGTTCTGTGTCCAGGCCGTACCATCACAGAACCAAAACTTCATCCCCAGGCCACCATCATTCTGATAATAAAGAACATTCTGGAGAGTAGAGTTGCATGTCTGATTTATGTTAGCTGGAGGTGCACCATTTCCATGCAGCGCTGGAGCAGGTGATCCTACAGGCGCAATTGCCTGGGCAGACGCACCATGGTTTTTGATCATCATGCAGAGAATTATCGAGCTGAACACTAAACCAAAGGCAAGTACAAAGCGCTTCATATTGTGCCTCGTTCTAAATCACTGATTCGTCACCATAGCTGAATCAGCTAACCATACTGCCTGGTTCGCGCTATACACAAAATGCTGAGAATTGCATGCTGGAGTGGTAACCCCAATCGTGCCAACGCCATGCATAGTATTAGGAGTTGGAGTTGTAGGAAACGTAAATGGCCCTCCAGTGCCCTGACAGATTGTAAGCGTAAAGCCTCTACCGGCCACGCCAGCGGCCATCGTCCACGAAGTGACATTCCCAGTCAGTGTGATGATCTGAGATTGAACTGCACCCGAAGAGAATGCTGGAGTTGCCGAAAAGGCTACAACCCCTTCTCCGGCCATGATGTTTGTTCCGACTACCGTAGAAGTGGCATTGACGGTCGAGAACTGCCCAGTAGAGCGCGTCGTAGCCCCAATAGGAGTGTTATTGATTGATCCAGTGGTGATCGTTGCACCTGAGATAGTCGGAGAGGTTCCGAAGACGGCCAGTCCCGTTCCGGTAGCTGCATTCCAGTTAGGCGCCGTACTGAGAGATCCGGTTCCTGTCTGCGTGAGTACCGCAATCGCGGAGGAGGTGCTGCCAGCAAGCATCGCAGTCGTTCCTGGTGCGCTCTGATACGGCATAGAGCCCAGGAGTCCACCAGGGAGATTTGTGGCCGTCGTAGCTGTCCCGATAAAAGATGGAGCCGTTATAGATTCAGACGTCGTTATAGTTGTTCCATTGTCTGTCAAGGATGAATCGGTAGCAGTATTGCTCGTGGTTCGTTTGAGAATCACATTAGCAGTAGCAGTTCCTACTGTCTGGATCACTGTGGCCGGAAGCTGGGCAATAGAGGCCGTACCACCAATCTGAGTGAAATTTATTCCTGTGATGTTTGCGCCATTGAATTGTGGAGTAGAGCTGCAACTAGGCGCTGCCGGTGATCCGGTAAAGTTTCCGAGAGCACAATTAGCTGCTTGATTCGGAAGCGTCAATATAATCAACGGTGTAGTGGTTGGATTTGTGACGGTCACGTCGACGATAGCTGTCCCAGTAGCTCCTACAGATGTTACTGTTCCAGCACCACCCCCGCTGCCACTCGTAAGGATCGCACCAGTTGCAGGATCGACCGCTACAAGGCAGGAATGGCCGCTATTGCATGCTCCGGCTAGCGCTACAGTCTGCTGAGGTTGAGGGACTTGAGGTACAGCGAACCCGAATCCTGTCCCAGTCAAAAGTGCTCCCGTGCCTGGGTCTGCAGCATAGTTGTAATACAGCCCAGATGCCCCTAGACCGGCGATAGTCACCGGCGTAGGATTATAAGGCAATTGCTGGGCAATCGCAGAAGAGCTAATGAATGCGAGGATGATGATTGATTTCTTCATAGATTCCTAAGGGCAATTAGCCCCAGAACTTGCTGTTAGGATACCTGCCGTAAAGGTCAGAGTGCAGCTAGTCAACCCCACTACGGTAGTGGATTTTCCAACATTAGCACCGACATTGAAACCAGCATTTGCATTCACTCTTCCATTGACATTGACAGGAACACCAATCGACCAGAGCTGCGCATTCAATGGATCAATGATATTGACTCCAAAGGTATTTACAGAGACATTCGTATTCGTAGTGCAACCAGTGCCACCATTATCTGGCATACCATCAATGAAGATGTTTACGGGAGATCCTAGTGTATCCACGCAATACTGAATCGCTGTATGCGTAAATAGATTGGTCGTAGAAAGTCTGACCTGAGTCTCACCCGTGGAATTATAGATATATGCTGGCTGAGGCCCTACTACTGCACCCACGATCACTTCACTGCTATAGAGATAAGCCTTCATCGGTCCAGTCCCGCTTATGATCGGATAACTCGTCTGCTCAATATGGCATCCTGTGCAAACAAAAGACATCGATGATCCGGTAGCCGCTGTAGTGTTGTAATCAAATGCTGCTGAATGGGCAAAGAACTGCCCAGAGCCATCATTCTGGATGCCTGAAAGATTCTCGGCTATTGTCGTACCGAAAAATGATTCCTGCTCTCCTGAATTGGTTACAGTAGAAGGAAAATAAACTCCTGAATGGGTACCTCCTTGGATATTACCTCCAAACCAATTGATATCCCATGCGCCATTTCCATATTGATAATTATCTGCAAAATTCTTTACGTGCACATTATAGAAAGATTGATGGGCGCCAAGACAAGCTGCTGAAGAGTTGACCGGAGGAGACACAAGAGACTGCCCATAGCATTGGGCTGCAGTTCCCAAGGGATCTCCACCTATGTAGATGCCGGTAGATGTTCCATTACCAACGAAGCGTATATCCCGCACGGTTCCTGCAAAAGTGCCGCTTATACCTAAAGGCAGATTCGAATCTGCAATAATCATTGCTCGGATTCCCGAACTAGTAAGAACGGTTCCAGTTCCCAATGTTCCCATGAGGCCAGAACCTTGGCCTTCGATGGTGGCGCATCTAGGCTTCAATATCGTCGTTGTCTGCGTATATGCTCCAGCTGGAATAATTACCTTTGCACATGGGAATAATCCGAGGACCGTATTTACTTTAGCGCCAATATCGGAACCAGCGTAAGATGTGGCATTATATTCACCACCATTGAAAACATTCACACTAAGGGATGTTCCAGTTGACTGCGTGATTGTTTGATTACCTGTAGGTGATGTCTGGATATATCCACCTGGAAGTACAGCCGTACCAGAAGGGACATTTATTCCAGAAGAAAATGTCTGCACCTGGGTGAAGTTATTCAAAGAGTTCAACCCAGGAAAATCAGTTCCAGGTATGGCAGCAATGGCGTTTCCTAGGTTATCTCCTTTAAGCATCTGCGGAGTTACTGCAATTGATGGCGCCGAACTTGTCCCTACCGGGCCTAAAGTAAACTGGTATGGCCCAAATGTCTGACCACGCGTCGTAATCGTATAAGCGTATCGACCTGGCGCAAACCATCCTCCAAAGTTACCTTGGCTATCTGCAGTCGCAACGCAAGCCCCGTTGGGTTGCCATGTGACCTGAACATTAGCCGCGCACTGCGTTGTCGACGTGGCAGAGATAAAAGTCACCGCTGCAGTTGTGCAAGCCGCGCCGGAGCAGGAGAAGAATTGGATTCCAGCTCCAGGAATAGCCAGCACCGGAGGCAAAGATCCATTGCCCGTTGTAGTCGTAGCAGCGTAGTCGAAACGACTATTGCTCTGGGAATAGGCCAGAGGGCATAGGAGAAGAAGTAAGAATATTAGTTTTCTCATGGTGTTTTGGGCTTCCTAAAGTCCCGTCCTCCAGTTCGATCTAATCGAGATGCATTTCCCAACCGCTCCCGCATTCCTTGCGCATAATCAGCGCGTATATTCCCTGCATTCTGCGCTGCTTGCTCTAGATCATTTGCATGCAGAAATTCTTGAGTAGCAGATTTCTTGTTTTGTTCTGCTGCAGTATCGCGAAGGAGATTCCTGGAAGCTATCTTATTCTGAATTAAATTAGCTGCTTCCATATCTGGAGTTGCATCAAAGGTTTGGAATGGAGTAGATTTTCCTGTTATTGGTGGATTTATGCGCGGAGACGTAAATGGAGTTGGGCTCCCCGGTTGCAGAAGAGGAGATGATTCCATCGGAGCATTCGAAAGCGCCTTGCGCAAATTCGAAGCAGCAATCTTCTCGGGACCACCACGTAATGCGGTAATCCCTTCCTTCAATAGGCCACCACTACTTGTCGGGATAGCAGGAGCTCCGGTATTACCTTTAGCGGCAGCACCAGATACAGTATTTGCAGCTCCCTGCGTCTCTCCAGAAAGAGTAGATAGCTGACCACCTCTAACGCGTAGACTCTTGATCTCCTCAGGAGATACACCAGTAAGATCTCCCAGCTTATTATGTAGAAGATCGGTCAAAGCCCTATGTTCAGCTTCCAGCTCAGCATCAGAAGCCCCGGCAGATGAAACCTGCCCAGGTGTAGGTTTTCGGAAATTCGACTTCAGGTCTCGGTTGATAGCGTCGATTCTATTGTTGACATCGCCGAGAGTAGCCCTATTCCCTTCTCCAATTTTATTCCCTTGATAGCTACCTGGAACAGATACCTGAGTATCAGCATTAGGGCCTAAGAAGTTCTTCTGGTAATGTTGACGCGTTTCGTCTGCTGCTCCCTTTGCGGCCTTTGCAAAATCCCTAGCATCATTGATAGGCATGCCATTTCTCTTGGCATAATCTATAACATTTCCCGTCTGCGCCTGCGAAGATTCTAAATAGTTATTCCATGCCGATTGCTGCGGATTTACGGCCTTAGTTATATCCACAGCACTTCTTTCTATGGGGGATAGCGATGAAGGAGATTTCCCGATTCCAACTCTATTCAAAAGACTAGGAGTTGCCACGCCACCCGCTTCTCCTGTACCTTTTATCAATTTTGGAATATTGGGAACAGCCTCACCCAGTCCAGAAGCTAAACCTAAACCTGTAGCCTCTCCAGCAATATGTGGGAGAGACTTCATCCCATTTTTCTGGATTTCATTAGCAGTATTTTCTCCAGTACTTGCACCAGGGATTCTTTCTGGATGTCCAGAAAGTTGGTTATAGAGTGCAACCGGTGGTGCGGATTGGACGGCCATTTTCCCTAATCCCATAATGGTATCGATAGGATGGCTAATAGCGCTGATCGCAGGGGCGACTGTATTCTCTAAAACGCCTCTTCCAAATTCATGGCTAGTATCGCCAGGCTTCGGAGTCATTTTCTCGTTATAGTTAGCCTTTAGCGTCTGCCAAGGGGTCCCAGAAGTAAATGCATTACCCGGTTGGATAGGTGCAGATTCCTGATCAACGTCGGTATCAGTGAATGCACCGGTGGGCTTAGGAGAATCCTGATCGAGATCCGCTGCCGTGAACTGTCCTTTACTTGGCATCAAAGCTCCCATCTGGATGGACCGCCGTTACTTTCAAGGACTGGCCTTTGATCTTTACGGTATCGCCAACCTGATGACCGCTTTCTTGCGGAACGTTGAAAGCTGGCTGACCATTCATGCCCTGCTGAACCTGCTGCATGAGAGCTTGCTTCTTCGACCCCATGAGATGCGTATAAGTATTCACAACACCGTGGAGCTGCGCGGGGGAATTCGCAGCAGAAATCGCGTGATCAAATTCCTTGATCTCATTATCCGTAGCAGCACCACCCTTGAATATCTTGCCAACTTCACCAGCCACGGCAGCTTTCACAGCTTGAAATTCTACCGGAGCAGCTTGACCAGTCTGTAATCCATAGATATTGGCTATCTTATTGATTCCCTGAAGATCTCCATTATGTAAGGCATCCGCCGCTTGTCCAAGCTGGTGAAGATGGCCGATAGCCGTATTGTAGGAGGTGATAGTATTCGCAATTGGGCCGGAGGTTGCACTCTTAGCCACATTCAATGGTACCTGCGTCTCGATTCCACCAGGAGCACCTTGGCCGATAGATCCGCGACGAGTTGAGTAGATCAAACCCCCGGGATTATTCGGGTCAGCGATTGCCTGAGGCATCTGGAGAAGAACACTGGTACGAGCAACGCCAGGTTGGGTCTTCGTCACATCGACAAACTTCTGATACCCCTGAGCGAAAGACTTCTCTTCAGGTGTAAGTGGTTGACCAGCAGCCATCTTAGACTGAATCGCGATGAACTTATCGTCCTTGTTCTGCTCTTTCGGTGTAGGCTGCTTCTGGAGATTCGTGATCGCATCTCCCCACTGCTGAACCTTAGGATCGGTCGAAGGATCGACTCCGCGATGAACCGCATCGGCCACTGCGTCCGCATATTCCTGCTGGAGGTTCTCTGGCTTCTCTTCTTTCTGATGCTGTTCGGGATGAAGCAGAGACTGCGCCTTAGCCTGCTCTTGTTCGGCCAAAGCCTCGCGTTGCTTCGTCTGTGCCCCGAGTTCTTGTGTCTGCGCTTGCTTCTCAGCATTGCCGACATCTTGCCCGACTGCTGCATTCGCCTGATTCAACAGAAGATTGTGATGCTGTTCAGTTCCCGGGATTGCCTGCATCAGGCGAGGAGCTACTGCACCGCCGATGATATTACCAGCAGTCGCAAGACCTTTCAGCCATGGATTCTCGATCTGGTGGATTCCACTTCCAGAACTTATCAACCGATTTCGTTCGTCTTGATCGCCCATCAATGTTCCGCGTGGAGCAGCGACGGCCTTTGGAGGCGCCGGTGTGGGTAGGTTCGGCGCTTCCATGTTCCCCATCAGCCCATTGGCAGGAAGTGTAGGCTTAGCAAGCAACTCTGAAGACATCTGCGGTTGCTGAACCGTACGCCCATTATCTTCACCCATTGTCGCTTGCTGCTCATGAAGAGCATTGGCGAAAGCTGTCGCGTGATCAGGCGTGTCGAATGTACCCAAGCTCTGACCAGTCTTCCGAGCGTAGGCTATCGCCTCGCGGTTACTCATGATATGAGGAGATTTATTATCTGCACCGTTGCTTACCGTGGGAATAAGATGCTCTCCATTATCATCACCATAGCTCATAGAGCGAACAGTGCTCGAGCTACCATCTGGATTATGGACAACGGGGCGATCATAAGCATTGATATTCCCGGGAGAAGTCATTCCGATACCAGATGTTGGCGGCTTTATCCCTGGAGTATAGTGATATAGCTTATCCGATGAATCTCCCCCCATAAGCGATGGGGATGGATTAGCATTCATCTGCGGTGCGCCACCAAGGGAAGGAGGAGGCGTATCGACCGGTGGCGCAATATGGGTTGGTGCAACCGGCGCAGCCATGCCTTGATTGACCGGAGGAGCACCTTGCGTAGCACCATGAGCCGCTAGAAGTGCTGACTTTGCAGCCGGGCTAAGACTAGCCAATTCTCCGAGGATGGGGTTTGTTGCCATTAGACAGCTCCCATCGCGCCGCTTAGAGCTGCTCCCGCCGCTTGACTTCCAAGCTGCTGCCAGAAGCTGGGTTTAGCTTGATTAGCAGTGCTAAGTGCCTGATTAGATAGGCCCAATGCATTCTCGCTTCCGCCAAGCGTCGTTCCATAAAGGCTCTGAAGTCCCTGCAATCCAGCCTGACGCTGTTGCTGCTGAAGGTTTGCATTGTTTGTCTCGGTCTGAAGTGCCGCATTCGAGAGATTCTGTCCAGCCGTACGGGCCGATTGAGCAATAGCTGCCTGGGAACCTCCAGCGTTGCGAGTTCTCGCTGATTGCAAAGCTCCTTGTCCGACTGCCCCAGACATCGAACCACCAGTAGATTGCTGGGCTGCGGTATTCTGAGCAGCCTTCTGAGCTGGTGTATACCCGGTTGGGTTGGTAATTTCTGCATTCAACTGAGGAGAAAGGGTTCCGTATGCGCTATTTGCCTGACCATAGAGATCTGAAGACATCTGCTGGCCGGTGCCTGCATTACTCAAAGCCTGACTTTTTACGCCTGAACCCATTGATCTAACCTCGTGTTACTTCAGTAACTTCTATCTTAGCGGAAGATTCTGTACAGCGTATAATCCTTTTTCCAGTTGAAGAGCTTCTGCATGTGCCGGGCATAGCTTTTTAGGTGATCACCGACGACCGCAAACGCCTGATCGTATCCCTTTTTCGCCAAACTCTCTCGCATTACCTCATGCAACTTCGCAATCGCCTGAATCTTCACTAGAGCATGATCGGGCCGAATCATCATGATCATTTCGATACTACGAACTGCATATCCAGCCAATATCGGCTCACCGGAAGCATCTTCCACAATAAAAACATCCTCCATTAGCGGGGAGGATGGATCAGGAAAATCGAATTTGTAGTCTGATGATTCGTATATCTTTCGGAGCTTCGGGATATCGCTAGCTTTCCAGTCACGTACCCTCATGATTGGATCTTTCTGATAGGAGGCTTGCCGTTCTGGCTACGGAAAGGTACTTGGCCGTTACCGACCGCAGATTGTCCAGGCAATCCAGTGCCACTACCCTGTGAAGGCAAAAATGCTGGGCCGCTATTCGTTCCGCCACCATTTACGGAAACTGGAGCAGTTCCTCCATGCACCACTGGTGAAGAAGCGGGGCTGCTGCCGTAGGAAGAATAGACGCGCACATAACGATCCTGATTGCCTACGGGAATATTCACGTTGCGCGCGGCCCCCATTGGGACAGTCTGTGCGTCGGTGAAATTGGGGTTATCAGCATGATCAGCATAGTATTGAACGCCGGAGTAGATATCATTCGTATCGTTCACGGCCACATGAAGATAGCCGTTCGCACCAGATACCTGCACTCCATTGACCTGCGGAGGAGGAGCTGGAGTTCCATCCCCATTGGAGTTTGTCTGCATCTGCACATTCTGATTCTGCTGGAGTATTCCTTGGAACACTTCGTAAATTCTCGACCCGATATCCGGCATATCCGGGGAGCTGAGACCGCGTATGTAAGATAAATTTTTGCTTATCAAATCCGAGGTAGCCATTAGTATGCACTCCCGCGTACGGAAACCCGATTCTTTCGAAAGAATGGGAACAGTTTGTTCAAAACAAACCGGTTATCGGTTCCTGTCACCGGTACTGATTGAACCTTGAAAAATATTCTCTGCCCCCATACATTCGCACCAACCCATTCTAAATCGAAGGTAGGATCTTGCACCAGAGGGCGCGTGCATACATAAGGCCATGCATTCGTCAGCGTATTACGTAACGGCGTGATGATGATATTTCCAATTCCGCTCAGACTCCCAGTGAGGTAGGTAAGCATCTTGATCCCCGGACCGAGCTGAAGCTGAATCTCCTGACTACGCGAAGGAAGCGAAGCAGTCACGTAGTAGCTATTGATCTGGCCATAATCGTCATCGGTGCTCAAAAGAGGATTGAGGCGATAGATATTCCCGAATCCGGCCGCGAGTCCGGGAGTTTGTCCATTTCCGTTGAAGAATGTCAACGTCAACTGTCCCGGCGTGCGATAGATCCTTGCTGCGCCATTGAATGATCGCATCCAGGGACTCCATTTACGGACGAGATCGCTGGTAACGATCTGGCCACCATAGGGACGCATTGGATCACCATTCGCAATCGCGTAGGCCGTATCGAGTTCCTTGTAGTCTACGGTATAGATCGTATTCGGCGCCGTTGCGGTTCCACGTGGAACACCGAAGTAGATCACACGGTCAACAGGGTCATTGATCGACCATATCGTGGTCGCAGCAGCCATATTGACCTGTACGGCTGTACCGCGACTTCTCCAATTAGGCTGAATCTCCTGGCTTATCTTCCACGGTTGATCGCCACCAAAGAGTCTTGCACCAGCCTCAGATGCCCACGCGAACCATTCTTCACCTCCAGATGAGGTATTGTCATCAGCCTGAGAAGTAGTGAGGCAGAAAGCCGAGAGAGAGCCGCAATCGCTAGCTACATCATTGATCGTCCAACCAGATGGTTCGGTCGTGCCGTTGTCGCTCGTCTCATGGAGATTACCGGAAGGATCGCGGGTCAGCATATAGAGATTGCCGCGAATGATTCCGTTGTTCATGATCTTATGGGTATCATTGGCCGGTCCGAAGACGCCAGTAAGGCCATCTAATCCTTCTGGATTGTTGACATAGGAACCATTCTCGATGGTATCGGTATACGGATTATCTGCAAAGATAAGTGACTGTTCGTCTAGAACGGCACGTTCACCACCCGCCCCAGGCCACTGGAATGTCATCGAAAGCACAGCATCTGAGGGGATACTCAGAGGAGTCATAGCGCTAAATGTAGCTTCGAACCATGCACCTGTTCTAGTGAGCCGTGTAGATATCACTGCGGTTGCAAGTATTCCCAGAGAAGGACTTTGAATATTGTATGTGACAGTGGCGAAGCTATTATTCGTGTTCGAGCTTCTAGAAAGGAACAGGCGAACCTTATAGAGAGTATTCCCATTCAGAATGGGAGCACCATATCCATCCTGGAATGCTAGTTGCTGGATAGTTGAAGTAGTTCCGCTAAGGATAGACCATCCAGACCCTGGCTTTACGCCACCTGCCCCCTGCGCGAGAACTGATCCACGGCCATCAGATACCCATCCAAGCGGGTACCCAGGATTAGAAAGGGAAAGCAGTCCACCCTCAAATCCCATGTTCTGAAGGTTCTGCACTCGGTTGCGCTGGCCGTAGGTAATAAGGCGGCTTGCATAGGATGCAAATCCAAGTGAACCATCAACTACGATCTGTGCGGCAAGGTTGTTCCCTGGAATACTGCACGCAATCGCAGCGAATAGAGTATTGTCAGAGAAATCCAGGACTGCACTTGTCGTCGTATTATCGTTGATGACCGTACCTGTCGATATAATTAGACCTTCGATAATCGCGGGTACGGGTATGTAATAGAAGAGTGAGCCTCCGGCACCGGTGAATAGGAGAACCCTGCCGATAATATCCGAAGATGTCCCAATCGGAATATTGCTGATGCTGAGATAGGAATCACCATTAGCCTCGAAGACGATTGGCGGTGAAGGAGCAGTCAGGCCACCTTGGCGACGGAGAAAGGCCACCTGCATCTGATGCTTTCCTGGGGCCGTCTGACCTTGTGGAAACTCATTTCCAGTTCCGCTATATACATCGTTCGGGCCGCGTTGTTGGTAAGTGAAGCTGTTCCCGGTCGGTATGCTTGTTACGTAGAAGATACCATCCCATGCATAAGAAACGTCGATAGATGTGCCACTCCCAGAGTTTGCATTCACCTGAACCTGGAATTGGTTTGGAGCAGGTGCAGCCACAACAGTGAAGACATTTAAGCTATCATCTGTAGTGCTTATCCAGGTAACCGCTGGAACACTATTCTTGAGAAGCACTGTCTCTCCAGCGCTAATCCCGTTGAGGGCCGTACCAGGCAATGTTATCGTCGCGATACCAGGTAGGTTAGCGTTATCTATCTTCCAGGTCGCTCCAGTTACGGTAGCTGCCGTGGTGTCCGATATCCGAACTTGATAGCCAATCTGTAACCCATGAGGATTCAGTGTTCTAGCGCTAACGATATTATTCGAGCGCAGTAGGGAATATGCGGGGCTGGTAGCAGTACCACCAGTTCCAGTTCCGAGATTCGATCCGGTGTAAGTAATAAAGATAGCCGAGACAATTCCTGAAAAGTCTCGCTGAACGCTGAGAACTGTCCCAGTCACATTGTAGAGAGTGTTTCCCGCAATAGTTATGACTGTTCCAGGAACTAAGATATTGAGTGGGATAACTGGAACGACATCAACCTCAAGCGCATTGGTACCATTCAGCTTAACCGTTGTCACCGTATAGGAAGCACTGGCATTGACCGCGAGAGGCTGTCCAGGAATTACTAGATTAGCAATCGTTGGTGGAGCACCCGGAGCATCCTGTGTGTACCTATCGAGGAATGTACCATCGTACATGAGCGGAATGTCGGCACCATGCAATCCGTCCGAGATAGCGATATACTCACGCCCAAACTCGGTGATCGACTGCATATAGCTGCCTGGAGTCGACGCATAGAGTGGTGTGTATGTTCCCGGAGAGTTCGTTACATCTTCAACCCACAATTCACCGTTCGAGTCGAAGAAAAGATTCTTGATATTGCCTTTGGGGTCAACGAAGCTCTTGCCGCCTGTCATCGTAGGAACAAGAGCGCTCCCATTGCTGGGGGGGAATGCAGTAGCGAAGATCTTATTGAAGGCTGGGCGAGTTTGGACGGAGCCGGGAGAGAATGCACATTCAGCATTGTCGGGAGACAACCCGGAAGGGAGACTCTCTGCGGACATTTCGGTTACCCAGCCGCCGAAAGTGTCTACGCCCGCATCAACAGAACCTACCGGATTGTTTGCCACTTAAAGCTCCTGAAATCAGTTACCTAGCTGAAATACTGCCTCGAACTGAATAGCTCCTGCTGCACTAGCTGCTGCTATATTCCCAAGAGTTGCATATGTATTGGCAGGAACCTGGGCATTGGGAGCACTGAACGCAATGCCACTTTGAAGAATATAGAGACGTCCATTCGATGGATCAGTTCCGCTCAGGTATACAAATTCGTAACCTGTAGGAGTACCGCCCACGGCGGGATAGTCATATACAAGTACCCGCACTGGAATGTAGTTAGATTGAACGCCATAGAGATTCAATGGCATCAAATCACCACCAAGAACATAGCTACCGGAGAAAGTAAGGGTACCGCGCACAATCTGCGTAGCCTGCGTGGTATCGTTTAGGGCGAGGCCCGTAGTTAGTGTTGCGGTAATAGCCATTTGGTTCTCCTTAGGTCGTAACTCTAGTAACCGCCACGATTATTGTTATTATACCCACCACTGTTCCTACCATTGTAGGCTCTTCGTGATGGATTCGTTCTCTGCTTCATTCCTACTTCATTATTGAACAGATACATCGCATCTGCTTTCGCATCTGCCAGGAATACCGCAGCGTCCAGATCTGCTCTCGTCTTCGCAAACTCATACGCAATATAGTTCGAGAATGCACTCAAGCAACGCATAATCGGTACTGGCTGCTCAAACCATTCTATCTCGCCAACTGTTTCGAAGTCAGCAAGATAACGCGAGTACTCGATTTGCAGATCAAACCGCATAAGAGCGCCCGGCATATAGATCTTGTCATCGCGCCAGTCCCAGAACTGATTCCACGGGCATTTACGCACATCTGGCAGGCCATCTAACCCCATCTGCATGGGACGGAATGGAGAGTTTGTGCCGGTCTGACGCTCTGCGATCTTCAACGGAAGAATAAAGTCTTGAGGAAGCACCGAAACATCGTTAGGTATGTAGAAGCTAACGCCATCGTAGTATTCGGACCAATTCAGATAAGTCTGGATGGCTGGATCTTGAGTCCCGACGACGGGAAAATTAGACAGAATGATTCTGGTGCGAAAACGGGAGAATCCAAGGTTTGCCAGATAAGCCTGAAAGCGTCGCCATGAACCATTCGTATAAACCTGAGTAAAAGGGGCGGTATCGGTTAGGATCTCGCCCCCTATAGTAACAATAGCGTCATTCACTCTTGCCCGAGTCAGATTCAACACATCATCAATCGTGTCGTAAGGTGCTGAAGGCGCGGGATTCGGAATGAGTATCGGCATTAGTTGCTTTCAGTAGATCTCGGACGACCTGGACCACGTTTTGCTTCGGAATGATCTTCCTGAGCAGCCTTCAATGCGCGGTAACGTTCGATATCGATGATTTCGTTGCACTTGTGGCACTTTACAGCGATCTCATCATTCATCGTACCGCAGAACATGCACTTATTCTTCACAGCAGGTGAAGATTCGGTGCGCCATGACTCATCCGTCAGATTCAGCACGTCCGCAGCCTTGTAGTGGACCTCAGGCCGCACGACCTGCGAGAAGCGCTTACGATCTGTCTGATAAAGATCACGTGCCTCACGCACATAGTGTGCACACTTCGTATGGAGACGCTTCTTAGCCTCTGCGATCTCACCTTCAAGCGGAATCTCAGACTTCGATGGGAAGATGCCGAAGTTGCGCAAAGAATGCTCTGGATTCTGACCACGGCCATCGCCAACAATCTCAAGCGCGAAGTGTTCCCAGCCATCATCAATGGTCGCAGTAAACTCCATCTCGTCCTTGATAATCAATTCCTCGATAATCGCGGGAATTGTAACCGTCATCTCAACATACGGTTTATCGTCAGGACATCCAGGGATATAGAACGTCCCTGTAGAGCCTGTATTGACCACTTGGGGCCACGGGCCAACATTGAAGATATGATATGTCTCTGACTGCTGAAGGCGTCTCACCTGCTCCAGCATCTTCGGGATACGTCGCTGACGCGCTTGCGAAAGCTTTCCCTGAAGAGCCTGATTTGCATCGACTGCGGTAACTCTAGGGTCAAACGGCATTAGGAAACTCCTTTGTTTACTTGGACTGCACCATTAGTATGCATCCCAAGTTCGTTCGCGGATTTCATGATCGGCGCTGACTTCGTTGCCTTCACATGGCCTCCGAGGTTGGCGGCACGCACACCGAATGCCGGGAGAAGCTCTTTGCAGCGATCAAACCGTTCATTATCCTGCGCCTTCTCTTCTGCCTCCATTGTAGCCATCATTGCACGATGATTCGCCGCAGGATCGTTATCCTTTGCCTTCAGGATAAGCTGTGTCAGGACTTCGGCATTGATGTCGCCTGGGTTCTTAGATAAAGTCTCGCAGAAGTGATATTGGCCCCGTGACGGATACGGGCCGGTACTAATCAGACCGGTAAATGGGTCTTTGAACGAGAGATTGTATTCAGATTCAGTTAGGCCAGTTGCTTCCTGAGCTGAAATCCATTTCTCGATTATCCACTCTTGACCGATATGGCGGTAAGCAGGCCGTACGCGGTATCCAATAAAGCCATCCGAGAACTCGCCGCCGACAACCATCTTGACCGAGGGAGCATAGACGATCCGAAAGAGCGGATCACCGTAAGTATTTGTGCCGAAACGAGACATTGGCATCGGATAGTGCGTTGGGTTCGGAATTGCTGCGTCATTGCCGATGAGTATCGTGCTCATTCAATCCCTCTTGACATATTCTAAACCGTGAATCACAAATCACGTAGTAAATGTAATTTAGCCCCCCTATTAGTCAGATTCGATAATAGGAGGGCTATTTCAATCATTATTCCTAAGTACTTGATTCTCAATGCCCCAAGATGTACTTCGGAATGGTTATGCCACTCATGAAGGCATTCTCACGAGTCTGAACAAAGCCGAGCTGACCTTCGTAAATCATGTAGAAAACCATAGCCGTCATGATGCCGCCACTCGCTCCATACAGCGGAAAGAGTGTCTGGCCTGCGACGCTATAGAAGTCTACCGGAGCCGTTTCGATGCTGAAGATGTTCTTGAACTTCAGGAAATCGATATAGCCTGGGAGAGCGCGAGGATTGACGATCATCTCACGTCCACCAATCTGGGTCGGTGCATTTCGCTTGAGCATATCGACGCTGGTATCGCCCTTGAGCTGTGCCATATCGATGTGCTGTACGAGGAGTGCATTCTGCTCCCATGCATCGCGTGCATCCACATTGCAATGAGCGACCATACCGTCATCTGCATCTTCACCCTTGGAAAGCTCAACCAAGGACTGCAATGCACGGACGCTTTGGGGTGTCAGGGCGCCGTTTACCGGAACATTGGGCGTGTTGTACTTTCCGGGCCATGCGGAGCGCTGTACGCCCATCCAGTTGCCAGTGTTCGTGCCAACCTGATAAGCGCGGATACCCATAAGGCTGGAATTAGCCTGAGCAGATGATTTGCTGACAAACAGTCCCTGTCCAGCAACAACCGTTGCAGGAGCCGGTGTCTGCAGCCAGAGAGTATTGCCAAGGATATCCGAAGATTGAACCGTAACGGAAGTGATGAACGTACCACCAACACCCGTCCAGACATCAATGTCCTGGTCATCGAGGAAGAAGTTTGCATTGGTTACGACGATACCGACAACCAATCCACCCGACAGAACAGTCGAGAGAATCGTATCGATCTGGCCGGAACCGTTACCCTGCGCCATAACATCAAGGAAGTTTGCAAACTGTTTAGGAGCGAAAGCACGAGTCCATGTAGCAAAGTTCTCGATTGCCTTCTCATCCGAATCAGTCGCATACTCTGCCTGAGCGGTATAGCTGAATGCGTGGGAGAATGCGGTTGTGGTCAACTGACCGGGAACACCAGTCGGGCCGGAACCGAGGCCGAGATCGCCACCATTCAAGTTAGCCTGTGCTGGCTTACCACCACCGGAAGGAACAGTCGGTACACGGGTTGGGCGGTCTGAGACCGGCTTCACAGAGGTGTTCTTCTGCACGCGCTTCCAGAATACTGATGCTGAAAGGCAAAGATACTCTAGCTCTGGGCGTACGTACTCCTGTTCTTGAGCCAACGCCTGTGCTGCATTTGCAATACTCACGTTATTACCTCTACTGAATAGAATGTATAGCTTAGCTATATCGCATACCCTATTAGGTGGCGGGTGCCCAGTCGATGCGTTTCACTATATTCAATCCAGTCGAGGGCTATCGGTTTATGGGTTTCCGCTCCCTGCCGTACGACAGATTATGACCTGAGTATCTGAGCATTTAGAAGCAATGTCAAGTGCAATCAACGGATTACGTTTGTCCTTGCATGACTCGGCATATTCCCAAGCGGCTTTATTGTTTGCGGTATTGCTCTCCAACTCATTATCTTTTAGATACTTCTGTGCAACTTCTGTTATCCAGCATCCTCGAATCGAAGATGCTGAACCATAAATAACTCTATTGCTTGTCACATTAGAGAAGCAGAATTTGGGAGTCTGATCAGAGAAGGCAGAATATATACGAAGAGCGTCATAGGGTTGTTCGCTATCAACAATTTCCTTTACTTGGAGAGCTGTGAATAGAAACCATTCGCCATTGATTAGCCGTTTCCCATATTTCTTATGCATTTCTGATTCTAAAAGGGCTTTATTGGTCGTTTTCCAAATAGCTATAATCTGCACCTTAAATGGGAGTAATATGCCAAGATTTCCAATTCTTACTTCGGGAGTTTTGGCCATACCTATTTTGTACCAACCGAATTTGGCAGCTCCAATAAGATAGACGTATCCAGTATATGATGATCCTTGGGATGTCATTTCGCTCCTTACAGCGAGATTGGCGTTAGCCGGTGCTCAAACACCGACATCCCCATTATATGCTATATTGTGAGTCAGTCGGTTCCAGATAAGTCCCTCAGACTGTCCGCCGACCTCCGCAACATCCTCCGCAAGGGCTGACATAACTGTCGGCCCTTACTCTTTGGGTACTTAGGTACTATGTGGATAAAATAATTGTGTTTTATCTGGGTTGGATCATGCGAAGGTTGTTCTCGAGGGACTTACAAACATGAAAAATCTAATCAAGACCGCAGTTATCGCATCTTTCTTTCTACTCGGAGCAATCATCGGCCAAGCCCAAATCTCATCCAGCGTCAAGCCAGACTATCTCGATACCTGGATTGCCAGCGCAAAGACAGTTCCGGCCCCAAAGCCAGAGACATTTAACACCAAGTTCGTCATCGCGCTGTTCTCGGCAGATGCTACCGTTCGCGCACTTGATGGCTATTCGACAATCAAGCTTCTCAACGATCCATGCCGGTGCTTTCATGAGTCGGACCCAATTGCACCCAAAGGTGGATCGATCGCTTCCGAAGCTGCATTTCAGGCTGGAGCATTGGCGGCTGTTTATGGTGGAGCATGGCTTCTGAATAGGCATGGACATCATAAGATGGCGAGAACGCTTCTCATGCTGGATGTGGCATCAGAGAGCTATGCTGTGGGACGGAACTTCACCCGGACGCGGAATATTGCTCCGGTTGGGACACCAATTCAGCATATAAAATAGAGCTAATCCTGAGGAGGATGCTATGCAGAATATATTTGGTTCATGGTCGGCTTATGAAGATATAAGCAAGGATTGGTTTGATTGGAATTATATAGACGGAGTGAAAACCTATAAACCAACTCCCAATGATTTCCCGAAAGAAGAAGAGCTTCTGTTTGCCTCATATGGCGGTAGATCATATGAAGGCGATGCATTCATGCTTTGGAAGCGAGATGGGAAACTATATGAATGCCACGGTTGTCACTGTTCTTGTTATGGACTGGAAGATCAATTTGAGCCTGAGGAAACTTCTTTAGAAGCATTGAAATCAAAGGAAAAGAAGACCTCAGAGAAGCATTACTTCCATTTCCTAGATGATCATGACGAAGAAGCTATTGCTCGATATTGGGAAATAGTATCTTCACTCTAAAAAATAAGGTCAGCCCGAAGGCTGACCCAAACCGAGGAGGAAAGTCTATTTGGCTGCGCGAACCCAAGTAACCGGATTATTCTGGCCCTTGATATAAGCCTGTTGCTTGACCAGCATCGAATTGGATGTCCGGTTCAAATCAACCTGAAGACCTTGCGTCGAAGGATGACCAGCGATACGCGAATACTGCACCGCACCCTGTAATGGCTTTGCACCTGCTGGAGCACCAGGCTTCGCAGGAGCGGCTGCGGCTGGTTTCGGTGCATTCTTCGGTCTAGCTGCAACCACATCGTCTACAGCACGCCGTGTGGCTCCAGGAATCAGCTTTTTACGCTCACTCTGAAGGCGCTGATTGAATGCAGTCTTATTCCCAGCCCGCAAATACCCCTGCATAGCCTTACCGTAGTCTTTATTGACTGCGAGACGCGCATCCAGCTCTTCACTTACCTTTCCAAGTACTTGTTTCTGTTCTGTTTCGGTCAACTTAGTGCGTCCGACGTTGACCTTTGCAGCCTCAGACATCACCATATTGACACCAGAGTCACGGAATTCTGAGTTCCACTCACGTAGAGTGAGTTTTGTCTCGCGTTCGGCAACATCCATGCCATCATTCGGCTGTTCTGGTGTCTTCGGATCGAACTTCGGAGTGATTGGCTTGTCTGCAAAGCCCTTCAACCCTTGGACTGTGCCGAAGATCTTCTCGCAAGCCTGAATAATCTGATCTGTGACCGGTCCAGCAGGCAATTGAGGCAGGAATGTACGCAGGATACTGAACTGAAGCGGTGTTTCAGCCTCATTCAGGTATCCCATCGTCGCCTTTGCGATGTAAGCAGAGTGACCTTCTGGGTTTACCTCGGCAAACTTGGCTAAAGCATTCGGCATCATCGCCTGGAAAGCATTCGGCTCCGCATCGGCCAGTGCTGCAACGAAATCAGGGCTTCCAGAGGTGAACTTGCTGTCCAGATCGCGGAAATAATCACGATTAGCAATTGCTTCCTCGATCACCTTCTCCATTGGGAGCGCAGGATCGTCCGAGAGCTGCTGAATCGCAGACATCGCTGTCTCTACATGGCTGAGTCCCTCGGGGAACTTCTTTTCATACGCTTCTGCCTTATGAATGGCCTTATTGAGCGCAGAACGGAGCTTAGGATCGACCGCTTTGAGTGGTTCTTTGAGATCGCGCCATAGTTTCGATGCGGAAAGCGGTTCGCCATCTGTTTCAAGAGATTCTTCGCCTCCAGTTTCGTCTGTGGGTACATCATCGGACATCCCTGTATCCGCACCAGTTTCCTCAACCGTGGTATCGACTTCGGCTGTGTCTACGGATGCTGATTCTAACAAGCTTTCTTCTGGCATTATGGTTCTCCTTTAGAGAGTTGGTGAAGTCGGGCCACCTGGCGCGGCAGCTTTCTTGTTCACTGCTGCATTTGCCTCAGGAATCTGTGTATTCACATTCGATGGAGGCGGTGTCGGCGCAGGCGCTGGAGGGATGTAAGGCGGCGGCATCGCACCTGCAATCTGTTGCTTCATCATCAGATGCATCATGCGGTGAAGTCGTAGATTCTGAACACCTTGCTTAGCCGTATCGATAGAATCAGGATCACCGACATTCTGCCGCATCCAGCAATCCTGACTGGAGAGATACTCGTCACACTTCTTGATCTCCCAATCGTGATAGTCCTCCATCTCAGGCATAAGCGATGGCAACATCGGCGGTGGTGGATTGTATGGAGGTTCCGGCAACCCAGCATTCATCGCCTGTAGAGTATCCGAAGCATGTTGGATGTTGTATGCATCCACGGCCTCTTGATTACTCATCGGTGGCTCGCCGAGAAGAATCTCAAACTCACGTGTCTGCTTGAGGAATGCCAAAGCCGGTGTCAGAACAACATCGGGATTGCCATTCAACTCTAGGATCTGCTGCCAATTGTCCGGAGAGTCAAGGAATGCAGCACCAAGAGGTGTCGGGATGATCTGCGTCAGAAGCTGTGTCATGTTCGCACGCTTCGCAGCCGTCGACTCTGGGAACGAGGAATCAACATCGGCAATAGCTTTGAAGGTTCCCTTTCGGATCTTCGCTAGCTGCAGAGTGACCTTGCTTCCATCTTGCTTGGCGATCGCAATCTCTTTCCCGTGATCGGGGTTCTTCGATGCCAGCATTGCAGCCTGGTAATACATCATCGCAAACATACGCTGCATATTCGCCCAGGTTGGCCCTAGCATCCCCATTGCCTGTGCACGGTCCATCGCCTGTCCTGATGCCGTCTGGTCGTTCCCAGAGGCTCCCTGAAGCGCTGGCAATGCACCTGTGATGTCCTGAGAGAGCGTTCCTCGCAGTTCATCCTGAGCAGCTACGAATGAATTAGGTACTTCGAATCCAGGCTCTTTGAAGATAGCAGCCTTGACATCTCCATTCGGCGCATCCTTCATGAGATGGTAGCGGCCTGGAGCTGATCTGGTATCGACTATCGCATCGTAATCATTCTGAGAAGCTGAGATGTAAGTGGCAGGCCAACCCTTCTCGTAGTTCTCGCGTTCCGCATTCTTATAATCATTGAAGGTATCCTGAATCACCTTCATCGGCTCCATGAGAGCTCCACCGGTCATACCATCGCGCTGATCCGGGAATCCGATGACGATTGCATCATCCATCGCCTCATTCCAGCTCTCAGAGTAGTTCTCGCCGATGTATTTTACATGCATCCCATCCGGAAAGAGCTGCTCAAGCTTGCTTCGGATCGAGACATATCCCATATCTTCATCGGGCTCAAGCTCAGGAGTCTCATCATCACCTTGCTGCACGAATGCCTCATCGCAGCACTGATCCTGAAAGGCTGCTGGCCGGATGAAGCAGTTCATCTCCGAGGTAAGATGCGCCAACGCCGTACCAGTCAGGTAATAGCTCTTGCGTGCCTGTTTGACACCGAGACGAGCATAACGCTCCCAGTCGGACTCACCCAATCCAGCCTGACCGGCACTAATCTTCTTCTTGATCCAAGGGTTCGATGCCTTTGCAAGCAATACATCTAGATCGTCGTAAAGAAAGACATATAAGCACTTAGCGAAGTCTTTGCAGGCAATCGGGACCTTAGACTCAAGTGTCCCATAGATCTTCGATGTCTCCATCTGGCGGGGTTCACCATCTGCATTCACTCCCCAGCGCTGCTTATCCTTTGCGGTATACGTCCATGCCACAACACGGCCGGATAGCTCCATCATGCGAGCCATATCCTGCTGAATGCGCTTTAGATCGTTGGCCTGGTCAAATAGTTCGCGATAACCCTCAGCTATCTCGGCACTTTGCTCGTCTTCCGGATTTCCCGGTTTATCAGGAACAAAATCAATACCAGGCGGATTCTGCGT